CTCATCATTGGCGGCCAATGACCCAGCAGCAAGCAAATTAAGCTGAGAAATTGTCTGGTCGGCCATCTTACAATGTCTGTGCTATTAAAAGAATTCTAACCATTGCCACCATTGTATTAATCATCTACTTCCTGAAGCAATGCATCCACCTCAAACAATTTGGTAAGAATACGCCCTTGGTCTTGCTGCAGCACATAACCTTGCGCTCTTCCTACTTTTAGACCAATTTCCCCTGTCGAAAGAAAATCAATGGACACGGAAATAATCTGATCGCCCCCAATCTCAACACCAGCCCTGTTAATTATTGCGTCAAATTCATAATATACATCCAAATCACTGCCATATGCGTTTTCGTCCGTAAGCCATAATTGAGCCGAAAATGCGCTTCCGATTTCTATGCGTTGAATAAGTTGTAAAAGTAAGAGTGAATTTTCTTTACGCTCCGTTGTAAATGGATTAAAAAGCGCATCAATCGAACCACTTCCACTAATCAATCCAGCGCTATATTGCTGCTTGAACTTATCGTTAAGCGAAGTGGTCTCAACTGCGTCTCGTTCGGTTTGAAAAGTAAACCCTGTAACATTGCCCGCTACATTATAGTCCGCATCTTCCACCTCAACAGCAATAGTAACTGGAGCCCCTGTAAATGCAGCCAGGGGAAGCTCTAGGCTTCTTTCGTTATTAACCGCTGCTTCAAATGTGCGAAAAAATCGCAAACCACCATATAAATTTACATTCACATAGGCCGCAAATGTTTCTTGAACTTGCAGCACTAAAGGCCAATTTGCTGCAGGAAAGCAAATTAACTTACGTGAATCAGTGGTTGAAATGGTAATTCTATCGCCAGTTACAATATTCTCCAGACTGCCGTCAAATCCAAGTCGATTTAAAACTACATTTACGTCATCTGGCATAATTTCACTATTAAATGAAACCACTTGCGAATTTCTCCGCAGGCGGACCGTGCCCGTATGTCCAGCGAAGAAAGTCATTAAATTAGGCTAAGACGTCCACAAAATCTCCATCCATTGTAAATTGAATGGGAATAGTAGAAAGTTCACCAGTGGAAACATTTACACCAGCAGAAGTAATGTAGCCGTAGAATTTAATATCGTCCTGCGCTCCGCCACCAGTGTTCAGTTCAAAAAACAAACGATCAGCTTCCGTAATATTGCCAATCTTCATAATTGAATTTTGCAGCAAAGTCACGAAAGAATGTAAAGTGTTGCCTTCGTTGCCTTCCAAGCGGTAATAAATTAATGTGGCGCTACCAGTGGCGCCTTTAATGCCAGGAGTGAAAGTGTTAACGCCACTATCAATGGAATTGGTGGAAATCAATTCAATAGTGGTATCAAGCGACCAGTCGCGGATCTTGGCCACCTGACGAATGTTAGAGGGCTCACCAAGAGTGTTAGAAGGCGCCGTACTGTCCGTTGTGCCAAAAGACAAGCTCCCAGAGCGACCAGTGTAAAAAGCCATGTTGACAAACCGTTAATAACTACATTCTATACGTCAATGATAGAAGTTTCGCTGCTTCCGTCAATTAAAAATAATCCATTGACAAACGAGCCAATGCCTCTAGCTATCAACGATTGCCCGTTGGCATCTGTTGCATGCTGTACCGCCCGAACGGTCACTTCTCCTTCCCCGTCCATTTGAACTTCTGTCACGCGAAAAACCCTTTTGTTTTTTATGGCAGTTCCAGCAATAAACAAGTGTCCTTCATAATTTGAGGAATTAAGCCCCGAAGTGATTTGATTGTTTATGATGGAAACATCATTAAACACCTTAGTTGATTCGCTTCCTGAATTTTGCTTGTAAATAAGCAATGAATAGTTGGAGCCATTAGGAATGGTTGTGTTTAAAGCCATATTTAATTTATTCCCATTTTCGATAGTGCCCGTATAAATGCCATCCCATTGGTTATGCGAAAGTTCTAGATAAACAAAAGCTCCTGGGAAAACAGGGCTATCAGTTGGCAATGTTTTGAATTCAATTGCCTTCTGCGAAAATCGTTTTGTGTTGCAAATAAGTTTACCAATTTTGATTGCCTGAGCTTTGCGCGTAACAAATTGTGAGGCATCAATTGTTAATTGAGAAGCATTTTGCTCCACCACGTCTGCAAATTGCACTTGCACTGTTGCGTTCTGGGCAAATGTAGACTCCCGTGAAGTTTTTCGATAAACAATAGTAACCACTGCGTCTTGTGTGTTTTCTCCAAAATCAATAAATTCTTCTTTATAAGAATCTTCAATAATATTGCCTTGATTGAACAAAGCAGAAATAGCAATATTGGTGGTAATTTCCCCTGTGTCTTTGTTATAAGGAACGCCTGGCAATAGAGTATCGCGTCCTCCAATTTTCGCTAGCTCTAATAAACTAAACGAAGCATTGTTGGCCCAGAATTGTCGCCATGAAGAAAAATCAGCAATCACTCCATCCATAAATAGACCGTTGGCTTCGCAGAATTTCTTGCTTCTAGCCAATTGCTCTATGTCTACGGACGCAATGGTTGCATATTTACCAATGCCATCATCCGGATCCAATACGGTATCAAGAAAAACATCTGGAGCACGATTTGCGTAACCGTCTGCATTGCCTGGCAAATAATTAAATTTTTTAGTGCCCCATCCGTCACCACTTGTTTTGAGTAATTTGCATTTTCTTCCTTTTGTAACAAATAAAGTTAAAGATCTAACATCGCTAACGCTTTTACCTGAATACATATTAAGGCCAGCCAGGGTAATATCGTTATAAATTGGTTGATTTTTTCCAGTGGTATAGTTTGTAAAGCTGTCAAGGATTTGCTCTGTAACAGCGGCAAGTTTAAATTCGGGGCCATTGTCAAAAGAAAAATTTGTTTGCGTATCCGAACGAGGATTAAAAACATCCCATTCATTAATATCTTTTGGTTGTTCATTGACGGGCGGCAATAAATTGCTTCTTCTAGTCTTTCCCGTAAACTCAAATTTACTATCTTTTAACTTGGAACTATTGCTAGTTAATAAAACAGTGCCGGTATCCCCGGCATTTTCTAAATAAACATATGGCACAAGAGTCTTGTTAAACTCTGATCGCAATTCTGGATGATTTCTTAGCTCCGAGGCAACATCAAAAATTGGTTCAAATTTAAATTGCAATTGCCTTGCATTTTCCACCCCATCTTTCAGGCTGCTAATAAATCTTAAACGGATAAAATGATCTATTTCATTTGCCCTTCTAACAACAAAAATGCAAGGCATGTATGTATAGTCAGTTTCCTCGCTTGTTTTTACTTTAACCAAAAACATTGAGCTTCTATATTTATACCCATTGTCGGAATCTCTATAGCCAGAACCTACGCGATCACTTCCGTAAACAGGAGCCCTCCCGGATATTTTTTTATGAACCCTAGCTTTAATTGAAAAATCAACAATATGACATGGGCTGTTTGTTTCATAAGATGCCTCTTCGATTCTCATTAATGCTTTCGTAAAAAATAAATCATTGGACAGAGGATTTACCTTTGCATTAAAAATTTTACCCAATTCAATAGCACTTTGCAAATATGTTTTATCTTCATTGCTAAGTTTTTTGTCTATTTTGTAGCTTACTTTGTTTTCGTTAACAGTTGCCCTGCAAACCGCAGAAGTAACCTTGCCCTTAGCATCTTTCACTGCAACTAATGAAAAACCTTCCTGGCAAGAAAATATTTTACCAGGAAGATCCTTAAAGGTGGAGACAGTATAATTGCCTTTACCGTAGCTTGTAGTAGGTTCGACATGAGGGGCAATTTCTTTTTGAACTTTTTCTGTTGTTATAATTTTTTCGGATTTAATAGTGCCATCTTCTAATAATTGCTCGTAAGTTTTAATTTCCGGGCGATCATCTTTCTCTAAAAGAGCTTTTGCTTTCTTATCGGCAGATGCATAATTTGCTTTAAGTTTGGCTAAGGAACCAAGCCCATCTAGCTCTTCTTTCGTAACATAAGAAGAGGCCGTATCATTATAATCTATGCTGGGAGTAAAGCCTTTTTCAATGACTTTCATCTTGACAGTCATGTCGCTTTCTACGACATCACTCGCTGTAGAACTAACAATCTTTAATTTGACTGAACCTAGTTTTAGAACTCCAGAGTTATCAAAAATTGTTGTTAAAGAGCGGCGCTGATCTTGCGCCTCTTCAATACCCATTAAGGTGATATTTTTGCCAAATGCTTTATCTTTATTTGCAGAAATCTGCCTACTTACCTCTTCTTTGGTGACAATGTTTGGAGCCTGCTTTAAAGTTAGTGAAACATCTTGCCCCACTGTTAGCACTCGATCTTTTGGATAGCCTTTGCCCGAAGCGACTTGCAAAGAAATTTCATTCATTCCATAGTCAAATTTACCCGCAGCATCTCGTATTATAATAACAACATTCAATGGCACGGCTCCATAAACGCCAAAAACATTGGCTGATGTTGGAGAGTAACAATGGCTAAAGCCATCCTTAGCAGTGCTTTGATCCATCCTAATTCTGAATGGATTGTCACCAGAATTTCCAATTCCTGTGGGGTCAGAAATAAACTGTTGCCCAAGACTGGCTGTTAAATGATCATTTCTTAAAACCCCTGTGTAATCGTTTTTAAAATAAAACCAATAATTTTGCGAAACAAAATCTTTTAAAGAAGTATCTCCAAAGGCTGTTTTGCTAAAATCAATAGCACCAATACCACCACCACCCACGGCTAGCATTAAACGCACCAATTGACTGTTTCCAAAACTTAAAACTGCAGACCAAAGCAATGCAGTGGCAACACGCACTCCACCTT